CCCTATGATTATCAGGTCAGTGCAGTGTATGAGTGTCTGAGGTATAATAGGAAAACTATCGTCTCAGCAACATCATCTGGTAAGAGTTATGTGATATACGGAATCGTCAGATACCATGTTGCAAAGAACCATAAAAGTCTAATTGTATTTCCCTCTACCAGTCTTGTAAAGCAGATGTTTACAGATTGGCAGTCTTATGGTTGGAATCCTGAAGATCATTGTCATATGATATATGATGGAGCAATTAAAAGTAATGATTCTGAAGTAACACTCTCAACTTGGCAATCTTTGGTTAATTGTCCCAAATCTTTCTTTGAAGATTTTGATTGTGTTATTGTTGATGAATGTCATGGTTGTAAGGCAAATAGTCTGGTTTCAATTATGAAAAACTGTCATCAGGCAAAATATAGATATGGCTTTACTGGCACTTTAACAAATGGTGGAGAAGATTCAAAGACCCATGAATGGGTTATTTCTGGTTTATTTGGACCACCCTATAAGGCAGTTGGTACTAAAGAACTAATTGAAAAGGGCAGAGCATCTAAGCTTGACATACAATGTATTGTTCTTAAACATTCACCTAAATTCTTTGAAACATACGAAGATGAGATAAAGTATATAATTTCTCAAGAGAAACGAAACAACTTTATCAAAAACCTTGCTCTAAGTCTTAAGGGTAATACTCTTATACTTTTTGCCAGAGTTGAGACACACGGACAATTACTTTTTGATGCCATAAATAATGGTACGAGCCAGCACAAAGTATTCTTTGTGCATGGTGGAGTTGATACCGACGAAAGAGAAGAAATCCGAAACATCAGCGAAAGAGAAGACAATGCCATCATTGTTGCATCTTATGGAGTCTTCAGTACAGGTATTTCAATTAAGAATCTTCATAATCTTATTTTTGCATCTCCGTTTAAATCTCGTATTCGTAATATGCAGAGTATCGGAAGGCTATTGAGATTGAATCATAATAAAAAGGTTGCAAAAGTTTACGATATTGCTGACGATATTACGATCAATAATAGATCAAATTATACATTGAAACACTTTATGGAAAGAGTTAAAAACTATAATGAAGAAGAATTTGAATATGACATCAAAACAATCAAACTAGGAGACTAAATGGAAGAGGAATTTTATTCAGTTGTAAAATTAAAGAATGGTGAAGAACTGTTCTCTCATGTATGTCCAACTGTTGAAGATAATGTAGATCTTCTACTTTTATATTATCCAATAACAATTACTAGAGTTAGGACCAAAGAAGGTCTGGCATATTCGGTTGAACCTTGGATTAAAATTGGTAATGAGAGTATTTTCCCTATTCGTAAAGAAGATATTCTTACTATGTCCGAGATTGAAGATGAACATCTTATTGAATTACACAAAAGATATGTTTCAACACGGGAAGATGATACTGGAAATATTAGTTTTAACGACACAATACAGAAACTTGAACGTATCTACAACGGCTCCTGATCTATACTTTATTTAATAATAGTTAATAAAGGAATGTCATCACTTTTGACAAAGCGGAGCATAACAGGAACATAAGAGTTTGTCAATAGGCAATAATACTAAGTCACGGTATCCTGATATTTCAATAAGGGGCTTGACAAATGGAAGAGGGCGTGTTATGCTGTTTAAGATGAAACAAAAAGATGACAACCGAAACAAACCCTCTTAGTAATCTTTCGTTCCAAGAACGGAAAGACCTTGCGGAAACCCCCAACACTCCGCAAGAAACTCTAGCAATTCTTGCCCAAGATGAGAATTGTTTTGTTCGATGTAGAGTTGCACAAAACCCTAACACGCCTCCAGAAATCCTAACACTTCTTGCCCGAGATGAGAATCTTTATGTTCGCTGGGAAGTTGCACACAACCCCAACACACCACTAGAAATCCTAACAATTCTTGCCCAAGATGGGGAATATTGGGTTCGCTGGAGAGTTGAAAGAAACCCAAACGCAACAAGAGAAGTCGTTCAAACCGTAAGAGCCTATGAGTTTCACCTAGAATTTAATAAAACACATTAACCAATGTTTGAATCAAATAGGATCATAAGGGCTCTTAAAGAAAAGACATTATCGCTAAGAGAAGAAGAAATCCGGTTAAGGGTAGAAACTGCCCAAATGCAAGTAGAAACTGCTATATTAAGAGAAGAAACCGCCAAGATACAAGAAGAAACTGCTATATTAAGAGTGCAAAATAAGGTCTTAGATGCATTATTAAAAAATATTAGAAAACGAAAGGTGAATGAATGATAACAACATCAGTGATGAAGAAAAGAAAAAGAAGCACACATTATGTTGATAATGTTAAGTTCTATAATTCTTTGGTTGAATATAAAAGTACGGTAAAAGAGGCCCTAGAAAAAGGTCTACCACAACCTCGCATACCAAATTACATTGGAGACTGTTTTCTAAAGATCGCCACACATCTATCATTCAATACAAAATTTGTCAATTATCCATTTAAGGATTCAATGATTTCGGATGGATATACTGATTGTGTTAGATACGTTCTTAATTATAACCCTAACTTCTCGGAGGGGCGAACAGAAAAGAATCCATTTGCATATTTCACCCAATTATGTTACTGGGCATTTGTTCGTAGAATCAAACAGGAGAAGAGGGTTCTTGAACTGTATGATAGGTTGATTGAACGTAATGGCTTTGATCAAGTATTTTCAGAAGACGGTGATACCACTGATACTGCAAATCATTCAGATTATAACACGATCAAAGATAACATTCATCAAAAACAGAGGCATTAATAAGTATGGCCCGCGTAATTCTGATAACTGATTTGCACTTTGGATTCAAAAGACAGTCAGCAGTTTTTCACGATTATTTTCTAAAGTTTTATAATTATGTATTTTTTCCATTTCTTGAAAAGAATAGCATCACAACTGTTGTTGATATGGGTGATACATTTGACAATAGAAAGACATTAGATCTAACAACTATTGAATGGGCTAAAACAAACTTCTATGATAGGTTAGAAAGTATGAACATTGAGCTTCATACGCTCGTTGGAAATCATACAACATATTATCGCAATACTAATAGAATCAATACTCCTGAACTACTCCTTGATCAATACTCAAACATTCAAATCTATTCATCTCCAACTGTAGTAGAATTTGATGGTCTTCCTGTTCTAATGATTCCATGGATCAATTCTGAAAACGAGAGGGAAACTCTTGAACTTATTGATAACACAAAGGCCAAAGTTGCAATGGGACATCTTGAACTGAATGGGTTCTATGTTAATCGTGGAACTGCAATGGAAGATGGAAGAGATGCTGATATTTTCTCAAAATTCAAAAAGGTTTTCACAGGTCACTATCATACTCGCTCTGATAATGGAACAGTTTACTATATTGGAAATCCTTATGAGATGTTCTTTAATGATTCGGGAGATTCAAGAGGATTCGTAGTTTTTGATACTGAAACTCTTAAACATGCTTATGTGAACAATCCATATTCATTGTTTGATTATGTCTATTACGATGATACTGATATTGAAAGTTTTGACTTTGCGAGCTATGCCGGAAAGATTATTAAAGTCATTGTAAAAACTAAATCAGACAACGTTATGTTTGATCAGTTTATTTCCAATTTCTATTCAATAGGTGTCGCCGATCTTAAGATCATTGAGAACTATTCACATCAGAAAGAACAAGAATTTGACTTCCAATTAGAGAACGAAGACACGTTCAGTTTAATTCAAAGATTTGTTGACGAGAGTGAAGTTGACCTGAATAAAGATAAGCTAAAGTTAATTCTCTCTGAAATACATAAAGAGGCATGTGAGTTAGTCTAATGTTCTTAATTGTATTGAATGATCGTGAAGCATATTCAGTTTCTACTGGTGTAGTTCATCTCTTTCAGAAAAAAGAAGATGCAGAACATTTTTCAATGCAACTTAAAGACGATAAAATAGAAATTGTTGAATACGAAAACGATCAGATAATAAAAATTTGTAAACTAACCAACGTCAATTATACGATCATAAATGATAATCCTAGAGAAAGTACGCTATAAGAATCTTCTATCTGTTGGTAATACATTTGTTGAAATTGAGCTTAATAAAAATGCAACAACGCTTCTGATTGGTAAAAATGGAAGCTCAAAATCTACTATCATTGAGGCAATTACCTTTGCTCTTTTTAAGAAGGCATATCGGCCAATCAACCTCCCCCAACTAATCAATTCAGTCAACGAAAAAGATTGCCTGGTTGAATTGGAATTTTCTATTAATAATGTAAACTGGCTAGTAAGACGCGGACTTAAGCCAAATATTTTTGAACTATATCAAAACGGAAAATTACTAGAACAAGATGCCTCTGCAGTAGACCAACAGAAATGGTTTGAGCAGAATGTTCTTAAGATGAATTATAAGACATTTGTTCAAATCGTCATTCTCGGTAGTGGAAATTATGTTCCCTTTATGCAACTACCTCTTGCAAGTCGTAGAGAAATCATTGAGGATCTATTAGATATTCGTATCTTTTCGTCAATGAATATCATTATTAAAGATAAACTGCGAACAATCAAAGACGAACTCAAACAGCTCAATTTGTCTGAAACACATCTACACGAAAAATGTGTAATGCAGAGAAACTTTATTGAAGGTCTTGAAAAGGAAGGAAATAATAGAATTAACGAAAAGAAAAAGAGAATTGGAGATCTTTCTGATTTTATTGAAAAAGCATTAGAGTGTAATTCTAAGAATGAAGGTATAGTTGAACAACTTAATAGTAAATCTGTATCAGTATCAACGTCTTCAGATAAGCTAAAGAAGTTAGGAACTCTTAAGGGTAAATTGTCTCAGAGAATTGGAATGATTCATAAGGATCTCAATTTCTTTTCGGAAAACTCAGTATGCCCAACCTGTACTCAGGAAATTGATGATGAGTTCAAACAAACAAAGATTGATGAATACCAAAAATCATCAACCGAATTGACGAATGCCTTTGCTGAGTTGAATGATACAATAAAGAAAGAAGAAGAAAACCAAGAGTTATTCAGCAAAATTTCTAATCAAATCATTCAGCTAAATCAAAAGATACAATCAAATAATATTCAAATCAATACTGCACAGAAGCAAATAGCCGAACTTAATAAAGAGATAGAAACCATTCAAGATGGTATGCAAAACTGTAATACCGAACATCAAAAACTTTCAGAACTTGAGGCTGAATTTCTAGAAGTTCAAAATGAGTTCTTAAGAAAGAAAGATTCCTTACAGTATTATGAGTATATGAGTGGTCTTCTTAAAGACGGAGGAGTAAAAACCCGGATTATACGCAAGTATTTACCGATAATCAATCAGTTAATTAATAAGTATCTCAATACAATGGATATGTTTATTAATTTCAACTTTGATGAGGAGTTTAACGAGACTATTAATTCACCCCTACACGATAACTTTTCTTATAGCTCTTTTTCAGAAGGTCAAAAGCAGAGAATCAATCTTAGTATTCTTTGGACGTTCAGGGAATTAGTAAAGATTAAAAATTCAACTAACATCAATTTTCTATTATTTGATGAAATTTTAGATAGCTCTTTGGATGAGTCTGGAATTGAAGAATTTATAAAAATAATCAAGTACGTCTTCACTGAAACTAATACTTTTATTATCTCACATAGAGAAGGTGTTACCGAAAAATTTGAACATGTTATTGAATTTGAGAAACAAGGCAATTTTAGTCGTATAGTTCGGGCCACTTAAGAAACTGTCCAACTTAATTTCTATTCGTAGACTTTTAGTGTTACTATGAATTAGTTCAAGAAAAAGTGAATGCCACATTATTCTGAAATCCACCGAGATATTAGTGAAGTAAATAAAAACCAAGACATTTTAACAAATCCTGAAAAATATTTCGGACCCAACTATAAGATCCTCCTAAATTTTTGGTTATATTATGATGAACTCTCTAGGGAACAGATGGGCAAATTTTCTGATGTATATTGTAAAATGTATCTACGTGGTAGAGATGTGGAATATATTACACATTTTGCAAAGCAATATTGCAGGCCGTATATTGAGGAACAACTGGATGATCTAGACCGTGAATTGCTTGCTGCCGATCTTATTATAGCATCGGGTAAATCTTTAATATTTCCAAGGGTTTTTGAGCAATTATGAACTACATTTCTTACGCGCATAAAAACGTTGGCACCCATATTCCGGGAAGTATAAACAATCCCGAGGAATATTTTGGACCAAACTACAGAGCCTTACTTAATTTTTGGTTATATTGGGAAAGTCTTAGTTGGGAACAGCGGGTACAATACGAACGACGTGCCAAAGAATGCGATTATGAGTATAGAGCCAATGTATTAAATCTTATCGTATTCTATGTGGAAACCAAATTAACAAGGCGACAATTAAGCTTTTTTCAAATTGGGACCTAGAAATAATCGCATCACATATAATTATTCAACCTCAAATTGGAATACCTTTAACCTTCATTCCTCTAATAGAGTCAATTTAGAAACTGGCATACATAAGCACCGCTTATACGTTTTATATGATACATTAACATCACTGGGAAAAAAATAAATGACAGATAACAACCAGCACTTTTGGAAATACAATGAGGGTGAAATCCTCAAACAGATTCAGGAATATCTTATTGGCACATATGGTGCTCATTATGTCGGAGAAAATGGCATTCAGGCAATGGACCTTATCTCTGCTATCGGAGATGGTATTCCATTTTCCCGTTCTAGCATTATTAAGTATGCTAGTCGGTATGGAAAGAAAAATGGGCTTTCCAAATCCGATTGTCTGAAGATCATTCACTTCGGCATCTTCCTATATCACTTTTCAAATCACGATAAACCAACCACAGATAATTATGAAACTTTCAACTGAGACTATTGACATTCTAAAGAATTTCTCAACGATTAATAACTCCATCGTTATTTCTCCTGGAAATGTTTTAAAGACCATTAATCCTGAGCGCAATGTATATGCCCGAGCAACCGTAGCAGAGACATTTCCTAGGGATATTCCGATTTATGAACTTAGGCAGTTCTTGAATATTTTTTCTCTTCATAGAGATGCAGATGTAGATTTTTCAAATGAACAATACATTCTAGTTAGCCAAGGAACAACCAGAATGAAGTTCTACTATGCCGACTTGTTTTCTCTAACTAAAAATCTTAACATCCCAACTCAGGATTATCCATTTGATGATGTAATTCTTAACGTCTCATTAGATTCAAGTCTTCTGGAACGGGTTAGGAAAGCTGCCAATATGTATATTCTTACTGACCTTTCATTGGTTGGAGATCAAGGAAAAATTGAGCTTAAGGTTCATAACAAAGAAGATCCAGCATCAAAGAGCTACAATGTTGAAATAGGAACAACTGATGAGGGCTTCAATTTTGATTTCAATTTTATTGAGAAGAATCTAATGATTCTTCCAGGCTCTTATAATTTAGATATTGCAGTTTTCACTGGTGGTAGAATCGCTTCTAGGTTTACTAATCATAGTCAGGATCTTCAATATGTTATTGCACTTGAGCCTGATAGCTCATTTGAACGAGTATGAGTAATACCAATATTAGCGGAATGACTGCTAGTGGCTATATTCTAGATGATGTTTCTTTTTATCCTGGAAATTTTCGGTTACAATATTATACTGATCCTCTGCCTTCTCATAATTTCAGAGGTTATGATGGTGGTAATCTTACCGGTAGTCATGTTTTTGAATTTAAAACAACCCAGGTTTATTTACCCACAGCCCGCCACAAACAAATTAGTGAAGAATTAAACGATCCAGAGGTACTAACAAGTCCTGAGAAATATTTTGGACCAAACTATAAGACCCTAATTAATTTTTGGATATATTGGGATAGTCTTAGTTTAACTCAGCGTTGTGATTACCAAGATCTTCTCAATAGTCTCAGTTACAATATTTGGAACCAAGCGTACCACGAGGCTAGAAGATCTTCTGAAAAAGTAGAGAATTGTGCAGTTTCGTTACTTTGCTGGGAAATGGAAATGGAAATGGTCGGAATGCACATAATTTTAGATGAAGGAAAACCTTTAACCTTCATTCCGCTACTTGAAAACTTATGAATAATGAATTCCTCTTCACCGAAAAACATAGGCCAAAAACAGTAGACGAATGTGTTCTACCTGATCAAATAAAGTCCTACTTTACAGAAGTAAGAGATTCAGGTAACGTACCAAATCTACTATTATCTGGACCTTCTGGAACGGGTAAAACCTCAGTATCACTAGCCCTTGCCGATGAATTGGGCCGGGATTTTATGAAAATTAACGGAAGTGAGGAACGAAGTATTGATGTTATCCGTAATAAGGTAAAATCATATGCCTCTACAATTTCTCTTTCATCAACCGGAAAGAAATTTCTACTAATAGACGAGGCAGACAACCTTACACATGATGCTCAACTAGCACTTAGGGCATTTATTGAAGAATTTCAAACCAATTGTGTTTTTATTTTTACTTGTAATTATAAGAACCGAATAGACAAATCATTATGCTCAAGATTTACACATATTGATTTTACATTTCCTACCGACGAAAAGCAGAAAATTCTTGCCAGGTTTTTCAAGAGTGTTTCTAATATTCTAGAAACCGAGAATATTAAATTTGAACCAAAGGTTCTTGCCTCTTATATCGGCAAATACTATCCAGATTTTAGGAGAACTCTTCTTGAGTTGCAGGGATATGTCAGAAATGGCATTATTGATATTGGTATTCTTGGAGTATCATCTGATGTTTCTGTTGTTGAACTTTTTCAACACATTAAGGCCAAGAATTATGCAAACGTCAGAAAATGGGTTATTCAGAATATTGATAACGATCCTTCCATAACCATAAGAAAGATCTTTGATGAATTGTGGATAAACACGGAAATTGTTAAATCAACAATTCCCCCCTGTATTATTATTCTGGCGAAATACCAGGATTTAGCAACGAGGGTTGCAGACCAGGAAATCAATATGATGTCCTGTGTGACCGAAATTATGTATGAAATCGAATGGAACTAATTATGAACAGAAATCAAACTGACGATCTAGCTACACTTGCAACAGTTTTTTACCGCAATCTTTCCGAAGATTCAACCTGGCTGAATCCATTTGCATACGAAAATTGGAAGCCATATATCGTCATGGGCCTTTTAAACGAAGAACCAGCCGGAGAATTCAGTGAACTGCATCAAGATTCATTAACCGATGAACAACGTCAATATGCCTACACTCTTTATAAGAGTCTACCTGGTTATTTGAGTGCAGCAAATGAATGATAAAAACCCACCGTGGGGATATGACGAAGACCCCTGGAAAGAGATTGATCTTTTTAGAGATTGGGTAGCGGATAAGGAACTCAAAAGTATTGATGTAACTGATACTCTTACACTTATTGAAGTGTTTAGTTTATGCTCAGAGACTTTTGTCTCTGCCTTTCCGAAAGAAGCTCAAACTGAACCAGAAGACTGGAACGAATATGTGCAGGATTTAGGATAAATGGCAGCTCCCGATTTAGGCCAATGGTTAACCTCAATTAACTTTTCTAAGGAAAATTTGATTGAGGAAATTCCTGAAAACATCTCATCATATAATCCATATATTGTCAATAAGTGTGTTGCGGGTCATCTTGACACGATTCTTTTTGCAAACGAGATGAATCGGCATCCTTATATTTCTAAGGATATGCAATATGCCTTCTATCTAAACTCTCTTAGAAAGAAAAAGAGATATTCACCTTGGATTAAAAGAAGCGATGCAGAGAACCTAGCAGCAGTCAAAGAATATTATGGTTACAGCGACAAGAAAGCCCTGGAGGCAATAAGGGTTCTAAATAGAGACGAGATAAATTTTATCAAACAAAGATTGAATAAAGGTGGAGCCAAAAATGGGTGAGTTTAATAAAGAAGGAATCGTTGAATGGAATCCTTCAATGATGGTTGAAGTGACACTTGAACAACCCGACACTTTTCTAGTTGTCAAAGAGACATTACAACGAGTTGGTATTTCCAGTAAGCATGAAAAGAAGCTATTTCAAAGTGCTCATATTCTTCATAAGTCTGGAAAGTATTATATCGTATCTTATAAGGAGCTTTTTGCACTTGACGGTAAGTATTGTTCTCTTACACATTCAGATCTTCAACGGCGAAACCGAATTGTAAAACTTCTTTCAGATTGGGGGCTAATTCATATTGTAAATCCGGAACAAGTTCTAGATATGGCACCTTTAAGTTTGATTAAAGTGTTGTCGTACAAAGACCGACAAGAATATGAATTGGTCTCAAAATACACAATCGGTAATAAAAATAAGTATCCAAAAGCCGAACAGTCAAATGATGCTAACTGAAATTAATACTGCAAAAGAAAATATGGCACAAGCAGCAAAAAAGGATTGCTGGATTATCGTTCTTCCAGATTTAGTTTTGATTTCTGGGCTGAAGCTTAAAGTCAATGAAGAAGACGAAACAGAATTGTGGATGATTGATCCATATGTTGTCACTGATGCCCAACATGCTACCATTTCGCCATATCTTTCTGAATACACAAATAAAACGAGCTTTGTTATCAATAAGGATTTAATCATCACTCTTGTTAAACCAAACGCTAAACTTCAGGCAAAATACGACAGTATGTAAAGAATGAGATTTTATACAAATGTGAAGCAGGTAGGAAACTACATTTATGTTAGAGGTTACGAAGATGGAGTTTCATTCAAGGACAGAGTAGAATTTAAGCCAACACTTTTCATAAAATCTAAGGATGTAAGTGAGTATAAGACTCTTCATGGTGAATATCTAAATCCAATTAAACCTGGAACAATTAGAGACACCAGGGCCTTTTTAGAGAAGTACAAAGATATTGATAATTTTTCAATTTACGGTGATATTTCTCCAGTTGCTCAATACATCTCAGAAAACTATCCTGAAGAGAATATTGAATTCGACATCAATAAGATAAAAATATATGTTGTTGATATTGAGACCACTTCAACATATGGTTTTCCTAATGTTGATCTGGCAAGAGAAGAAGTTCTTCTAATTACAATTCAAGATTTTGCAACTAAGCAATCATATACTTGGGGTAGCAGACAATTTAGCGAAAAGATTGAGAACAATATTTATTATGAATGTGCAGATGAGGTAGATCTTTTACATAAGTTTCTCGCTTTTTGGGAATCAGAACCACCCGATGTTATCACCGGATGGAATGTTGAGTTTTTTGATATTCCATATCTTGTTCGTAGGATTTCATCTATAATATCGGAGTCTCAGGCAAAAAGACTTTCTATCTGGAAATATATTAGAGAAAGAAAAGTAAAAGTTGAAAAGACCAACCGTGAAGAATATGTATATGAACTTGCCGGCACATCTTGTTTAGATTTCCTTTCGCTTTTTAAAAAATTCAGTCAAAGACGGTTAGAAAATAATAGATTAGAAACTGTTGCCCAGGAAATTTTAAATGAGACAAAATTAGACCACTCGCAGTATGAAACCTTTGCTGATTTCTATACACAAGATTTCGCCACTTTTACTAAGTATAACATTAAAGACTGTGAACTAGTAAGTAAGCTAGAAGAAAGTGAAGGTCTTATTGGTTTGGCTCTTGCAATGGCATTTGATACCCGAGTAAATTTTGAGGATGTATTCTTTCAAAGTAGAATGTGGGACTCTATCATTTATAACTATCTTAAGAGAGAAAACATCTGCATACCACAACGGCAAGAAACTGTATTAAAGACCGAGAAGTTCAAGGGTGCATATGTTAAGCCTACTCAAGTTGGTAAATTTAATTACGTTGTAACATACGACGTTCACTCCCTATATCCTTCAATTATTCGCACATTTAATATTAGTCCAGAGACTCTTGTAAAACAAAGAAATTCTGAAGTTTCGGTTGACTCAATTCTCTCTGAGCAATTTGTCAATAATACCGATTATTGTGTATGTGCAAATGGTTCAATGTATGATAAGACTAAAAGTGGGTTTCTACCAAAATTGATGGAAAAACTTTATAATGAGCGAGTTATCTACAAGAAGAAGATGATGGCAGCCAAGGCTGAATATGAGAAGAATCCTTCATTGGATATTCAAAAAAAGATCACGGTATATAATAATTATCAGAACGTAAAGAAAACAGTTCTTAACTCAGCATTTGGAACACTAGGTTGTGAGTATTTTAGATATTATGATCTAAGAAATGCAGAGGCAATTACCTATACGGGTCAGGCGATTATTCGTTGGCTAGAGAATAGAATGAATGCTTTTCTTAATAAGATTGCTGGAACTGTTGATTTTGATTTTGCGATTGCAATGGATACCGATTCTATTATGGTGAACTTTGAGCCAATTATTAAGCGTATTTTTGGTGATAAAGAAGTTGAAATGAGCAAGATTATTGACTTTATGGATAAGGTCTGCTCAACGAAAGTTCAAGATTGTATTGATAATTCATTCACCGAAATTTGTGATACACTTAATTCTTTTGGCCGACATCTTAGCATGAAGAGAGAAAAGCTATGCTCTTCTGGTCTGTGGGTTGCTAAAAAGAATTACATTATGAATGTCTGGGACAATGAGGGAGTTAGATATGCTGAACCTAAAATTGCAATTTCTGGAATTTCGGCAATTAAGTCTTCTACTCCAGCTTATTGCAGGACCAGAATTAAAGAGGGCATTAAGCTAATCTTGGAAGGTGATAACGACGATATTATTCGTTTTATTGAATCATGTAGAAAAGAGTTTTTCGGACTCACACCCGAAGAGGTATCATCCCCGAAGAGTGTCAGCAACGTTAATAAATATTCCGCAGCCAATAATTCATATCAGAAGGGGACCCCGATACAATCAAGAGCCTCATTGGTTTATAATAGGTACATAAAAGAGCAAAAGCTTGATATGAAGTACCCGCTCATTAAGGATGGGGAAAAAATTAAGGTTTGTTATCTTAAGATGCCGAATCCTATTAATGAAAATGTAATTGCATTCATTCAAAGATTTCCAACAGATTTTGGATTAGGAAAATTTGTAGACTATAATACTCAATTTGAGAAAACCTTCATTTCACCTCTAAAGGCAATTTTAGATGTTATTGACTGGAAAACACAAGAAACAAGTACACTAGACTTTTTATTTGGATAAACGATATGGATGATTTTTTAAAGCATTTAATTAAAGAAGTTGGCGGGGAATATACTAAACTTGCTGCAGATATTAGCGACGAAGAAACATTTGTAGATACTGGTTCATATGTGTTAAATGCTCTAATTTCTGGTAGTATTTTTGGTGGAATTTCGCAACAAAGGATTACTGGATTAGCAGCAGATGAATCTTGCGGAAAAACCTTTATTGCTCTTAATGTCGTAAAGAATTTTCTTGATGTCAATCAGAATGGCATATGTTTTTATTTTGATACTGAGGGCGCCATTGATACAAAGCTATTGAAACAAAAAAATATCGATCTCAATAGAGTTATTATTGGAGATGTCGTTACTATTGAGCAATTTCGCCAAAAAGCCCTTAAGCTAGTTGACGCTTATCTAAAGAAACCTGCATCAGAAAGGCGGCCATTAATTATTGTTTTAGATTCTCTTGGTATGCTTTCAACCAATAAAGAGATTAACGATACCTTGGACGAAAAGGATACTAAAGATATGACAAAGGCGCAACTTGTTAAAGGTGCGTTTAGGATGTTGACATCTAAATTGAGAGAAGCCAAGATCCCCATGATTGTAAATAATCATCTTTATAGCTCAATGTCAATGTACACCCCCAAAGATATGTCTTCAGGTTCGGGGCTTAAGTTTGCTGCTTCAACAATTCTTTTCATTTCTAAATCCAAAGAAAAGGAAGGTACTGAAGTTGTTGGCGTTAATTTAAAATTTAAGGCAATAAAATCTCGTATTGCTAGAGAAAATCGCGAAGTTGAAGTGAGACTATTCTATGATGAAAGAGGTCTTGATCGTTATTATGGACTTTTGCCTCTTGCCGTAGAGGGGGGAGCGATTGAAAGATCTGGAAATCGTTATGTTTTTGGGGAGAATAAATTCTACGAAAAGGAAATAATGAAAAATCCAGAGAGATTCTTCACTCAAGATATTCTAGAAAAAATTGATGCATATGCCAAAATCAAATTCAATTATGGTTCAGCTATTGGCGCAATTGAAGATGATGATGATAATGAAACTGATGAATAATAATGAATGGAATCAACTGAAGCCCTAATTTTAAGAAACTTAATTTATAATGAAGACTACACGAGAAAGGTTCTCCCTTTCATAAAAAAGGAATACTTCATAGATAATCTACAAAAAATTCTCTATGAAGAAATATCTAATTTTACAACAGAATACAATGCACTTCCTACACCCGAATCACTTTCTATTGAACTGGAAAAACGCTCGGATTTAAATGAGGAGAGTTATTCGGAAATTACCAGGATCATTTCTGAACTTTCAGATGAACCGGCTGAAAAAGAATGGCTTTTGAAAACAACAGAGCAATGGTGTAAAGATAGATCAATTTATCTTGCAATTCGCGAATGTATTCAAATTGCAGATGGCAGCGATTCAAAGCTAACTAAAGAGGCAATTCCTTCAATTCTTAGCGAGGCTCTTGCTGTAAGTTTTGATAGTCATATTGGACACGATTACATTGAAGATTCTGAGGCTCGGTATGAATCTTATATTCGTAAAGAAGAAAAGCTACCGTTTGACCTGACTTATTTTAATAAGATTACAGATGGCGGAATTTGCCCTAAGACTCTTACAGTAATCCTTGCTCCAACTTCAGTTGGGAAAAGTTTAGTAAAATGTCATTTTGCTGCTTCTTATCTTTTGCGGGGGAAGAATGTTCTCTATATAACTCTGGAAATGTCAGAGGAGAAGATTGCTAAGAGAATTGATGCAAATCTACTCGACATAAACATTCAGGATCTGTCAAAAATTTCAAAGAATGACTTTGATTCAAAAGTAAAAAGACTCTCAACCAAAACTCATGGTAAATTAATCGTTAAAGAATATCCACCGACAACTGCACATGCTGGCCACTTTAAGGCTCTTATTAGCGAATTAAAACTCAAAAAGTCCTTTTCGCCAGATGTTGTTATTATTGACTATCTAAATATCTGTGCATCAAGTCGTTATAAGAGTAACGGTCAGGCAAATAGTTATACTATCGTAAAATCTATTGCAGAAGAACTTCGTTCGTTGGCGGTTGAATTCAATATTCCGCTAATTACTTCCACTCAAACAAATCGTGGAGGGGCATCTAGTTCAGATTTGTCTCTGACGGATACTTCGGAATCTTATGGGTTGCCACAGACTGCTGATATTATGTTTGCACTTATTTCAACAGAGGAACTGGAGAATCTTAATCAGATTCTCATTAAACAGTTGAAAAATAGAGACAACCCATTAGATCCTCACCGCAGGTTTACAGTCGGCATAGATAGGGCAAAGATGAGGCTATATGATGTAGAACAAGAGGCCCAGGCCAATCTTATTGAAAATATGGACCCAGAAACGGATAAGAAAGATTTTAAGTCTAAGTTTAAGAATTTTAATTTTGGAGAATGAAAATGACACAACAAATTACTACAACTGAATATGCAAACTTTGTTACTCAAGTAACCTCAAAGCCATCGAGCGATTTGAATGTTCTTATTGAACGTTTGCAAGAACTACAAAGCCTTGGGGCAAACGTTCCACTGCTTATTACTGCATCGCATGGTATTAGCGCAGAGGCTGGGGAGTTCACTGAAATTGTAAAAAAAATGTTATATCAGGGCAAAATCTATAACAAGGATAACGTCAGACACATGTGCCTTGAAATTTCCGATATTCTGTTTTACGTTCAAATTGCCTGTACCGCATTGGGTGTAACTCTAGATGAGGTTCTTCAAATGAATTTTGAGAAGCTATCAGCCCGTTATCCCGAGGGTACATTCACAGTAAACCGCTCCGAAAACCGCAGGGAAGGTGACTTATGAACGCTCAAGAATTCATAAAACACGTAGAAGAAGAGTCTAAAAAACAGCTACAAGAAATTTTAGATAGAAAGAATAAAGATGGTTTAACTGCAAATCTTATTCTTGATGTGTATAGATATTTTGGTAGTGACATTAACAATACTGTTAAACATCTTCTTGATGATGAAACCGCAGTTGATTATTCTGCAAATGTTTATAAAATTCAGTGCGTCATTAATGATAAGATTATAAATGACCTTAAAGAGTTTGAAGAAATTAAACAACGGGCGCTTAGAAATAATTCCATTTTAGATGGAAAATGGGAAGATGAACCCATAGAAAAAGAATATAACCTTACAAGAAATTTTGACGAGTTTAAAGAAGATTTTTTGGAAAGATTAAAATTATCTGAGCATAGATGGCAATCTGAAAAAAATCAACCAAAGAATGAATTACTGGCGACTCTTGACCAGATTAGACCATATTTCTTTGGCTTCCTGTTTGGCTCTACATTTATCTATAACCACAAGGCTTATATGGCTAATGATACTATTGGGTTTGAAAGCGTAGATGAACTGGTCAACTACTGTTCAAATTTAAATAATTGTTTATTGTATAATATTGAATTTGCCTCAACGCTAACGGCTCCCATTAAAATTAGTTTAAGGTATGGTCAAATTGATGAATAATATACCCGAGGAAAGCTCTGTTTGTGGCTATGAAGAATGGTTAAAATTTAGACAAAATAAATATAATGAATATCTGGACGACAAGTGGAATGCAGTATTGCAATCTACAAATAACACAAAAGCAATGTTAATTCAACCCCAAGAGGGAAAACATACGCCATTTAATCTTACAGAGTTTATTGAATCTATTAAAAATAACTTTATCGGGTTTTGTTTAACTCCAGTGTTTATGTATAAATCAAACGTATATAACGTAAAAACGGTTAAAACTTTTAAAACCCCAATAGAAGACGCTAAAAAAGAAATTATAGATTTTTTGAAAGGTAAGAATAATTTAATTTTATATTATGTAGATTTCTGCTCTGTAGTTTGTAGTTTAGCCGGTCAGCTTGAGTATTCTATAATACTATGTTACGGAGAAGTTGAATTATAATATTTTCTATGATATAAGAACTTTATATTACAGAAATTACACCAAACTAACGAGGAATTAAAATGGACCCACAGAGCATCAAGTATAATCTAATTGAATTGTTGCTTAGCGATCAAAGGTATCATCCATCAGAAGATGTAGAAGAAATTATTTCAGTAGCCGAAAAATATACTAGGTATATTGTTAACGTTATTGACGAAGATGAAATCATTCATATTGAATGCCCGCAATACATTACAGATAGACTAAATAGGTGCGTTTGTCATAAATAGTCGTAAAGGATATTAAAATGGCAATACAACTTTTAGATGTAGCAAAGTATTATAAAGGTACACCAGAACAAGATGCTGCCATAAGTTTTTTACAAACTAAAATTGATAAGGTAGTTCTGGATACCTTTGCTACCAAATATAGAAATCAAACTAGACCAGAGCCAATTCTACTTCTAAATGCTGTAAAATTTTATAAAGGATTTGTACATCAAAATGCAGCCTTTAATTATTTACAGACAATCGTAAAGACTGATGTTTTAAATCAGTTTGGGACTCTATGGAGAAAGCAGCCAACTCAACTAGTTACAGCAGAACAGTTAGCATATATTTGGAGCTGTAAGCCTTACGAAATTCCTTCAAATCAAGTTAAAGATTTGAATGATTGTCTTAAGACTTTTAACATCACTACAACTCTTCGCATTAGACATTTTCTTGCACAGATTTCTCACGAATCTGGAGGTGGAATTTATACACAAGAATTAGCCTCTGGTGTAGCTTATGAATATAGAAGTGACCTAGGAAATACACAACCGGGAGATGGCAGAAGATATAAGGGTGCTGGGTTTATTCAGCTAACCGGTCGTGCAAATTATCAGGATTTTTCTAATTATA